TTTGATTCCTGAAGCGACCACGTTTCCTGTGACACTCACTGGATCTACTGAATCCTTATCGACATGAAACCTGGTACCTACTGAAAGATCAAAGTCGGGGTTGGTGTTGGACACGCCGATACTAGTTGTCGCCTCAAATTTATCCGCTCGAACTTTGGCGTTAACTATGTCTAAGTTTCCTGCCGACGGTAGGATACTATTCGACATTTATTATAAGAGGAGGTTTTTTTAAATGACCAAAAGCCGAAGGGCAAGGGGACAATCGACTTCGTCGATTGGAACGGCAAACTTTAGAAACTCTGTTCAGTTTGTAAAGTTTGAGGGAAATAGGGTCAGTCGTGGAGCGACTGGAACGAGGGTTTATGAACCTTCAGCTTCAAACTTCGCCCTAGCCTCAGCTTCAGCCATCATCTTCTCCTTAATTTCAGTTTCAGTTGGGGGAACTGGTCGGGTATTTATCCATAGCTGAATATCCGGAGGTTTTTCTGTTAGGTTCCCATCCGCATCGAGGGTGGGTCGGGCTGTCATAGGGAGATCCCTCAGAGCCTGGCGGTATTCTTTCCAATCTTGAATATCTTTTTCTAATAAGTGTGGATAATCTGAGGTCATGTATTTATCGCTATCATTGAGGAGAGTGTTCCGTTCCTCCCGAAACTTTTTAATCGCATCAGCGTTCGTGAGTTTGTCGAGTGTATATTCATAAAGGGTATTATCAACGGGTTTTACTATATTTTCAAAAACGACACTATCCCACGTGGTACCGTCGGAGGTATAGGGTTCACCCGGAAACATTTTTTCTAATACTTGGGCGAGCATATATACTTTACCCCGATATTAATTTAGGGTTACGATAACTTTACCATTCGCCTCGGTTTCAGTGCTATTACCAAAAGAAATCGTTCCTGCGATCCCGTTATTTCTAGATGTACCACCTTGTGACACAGGGTCGTAATTGTAACCAAACGATGACCCACCACCACCCGTGTAGCCACCACCACCACCCGGATCATGGGCCCCATTACCACCACCACCACCAAAACCGCCGTACCTGTTTCCGTAGCCGTGACTCGACCCCCAACTCCATGCACCGTACCCACCTTGGGAGCCTGCATAGGGTCTCACTGCCTGGAAGCCGGAGCTGGTCGACGCCGGCACATTCCCATCCGCAAAATAACCTGCGCCACCACCAGATGAATAGTTTGCTGACCCAGAACCACCCCCACCGGAAGTAATCTCAGTGGCTTGACTGGCTATACCGTCCCCGGGTGATCGATGGTCACTATTGCCGTCCCTTCCACCTCCACCACCCCCCGCAATACAATAAATACTTGCGTTGCTTACGGCAGTACTAGCACCTAACTCTTTAAGAACATAAGTACCACCACCACCACCACTTGATGTTGTACCGTAACTCGTCCCGTCGCGACCCACGTGTCCTACGATAATAAGTACCTTTTCACCCTTAGTTAAGTTGAAGTTTCCTTGGGTCCATGCACCAAACCCACCGCGTGAAGGTCCGCTTCCATACAACCCGCCGGGGGGGTTTTCCAACCCACCCCCCGAGGCTCCGTACGCTTTAATTGTGTACGTACCGGTTACGGGTACAGTCCAAAGTTGAAATCCATTCTCGGCAGAGTCCACCCCTGAAGCCCCTAATTTAAAGTATGCGGTATTATTTCTCCACGCCGCAGATGAATAAGTGCCTCGATTCTTAAAGTCGGCCAGGGTACCCCCGAACAGTACATCGGAGGAGTTGGTAGATGGTGGGGCACCACCGCCGTTGAGCTTCGCGGCATCGAATGTAAATGGATTTGGGGACCAGGTGTAGAGTGCTGAAATGCCCACGATATTAATTGCTCTATCTGTGAACAACCCGCTGTTATTATCAGTCAATCGGAATGTTACAATCGTCGTACCCACCGCCCCGATAGTACCTGTTATCGCACCTGTACTCCCGTCAAGGACGAGGCCCGATGGTAAGGAGGTACTCGAAGGTGCTACAGAGAATGTCCTATTCGTACCACCACCACCATCTGTACCCACGAGTGTTTGTGTCGTGGACGAATTAATATCGAACCTTAGATTCGCCCCAGCCGCGGTGGTCCACCCAACCGCAAACCCAATCGCGGTAGTACTGGTCGCGATCAGACCCGAGGTGGAGCTAACTTTAACTTTATAGGGTTGTTGGGCGAGATCCCAAGATCCCGATCCACCAAAAAATTGTACATTATTGAGTTCAATATCATAGTTCCCCGACCCGCTGTTCTTTGACTTTATTACTACTCTGAAATAAGTGAAAGATGTTGTTACCCCCGCGGATAGTGTTGTGACATTTGTGGACAGAGTCGTCCCCGTCCCAGCATGAAGTAATGTCCAATTCGCATTGTCGTTGCTCCCTAGTATAACAAATTGTCCGTGTTGATATCCAGCTTGTGTAGTACCTATTACAGCGCGAGTTAGTATAACTGCACTGGGTATTTGTAACTGTATCCAATGCCCACGATGCGTTGTTCCACTTATATCTTGAGTTGCTGCGGAGTCAAGTCCCGCTAAATAGGGTGAATTATAATCATAGCCCTCAGTGGCGTTACCAGGGGACGCGTACCAGTATTGTGTTGTACTCACAACATCATCAAAGGCCCTCCACGCGTAAGACGAGTTAATTGAGGCACTCGCTATGTACCCCGTGACCGAAGTATTTGTGCTCATCGCACTAGGTGGAAACTCAGCCGCCTCACTCCCCATTTTAAAAGTTACTTGGGTCCCAGCGGCGTTCGGGGTCGCATCGATAACACTGTACAAACTTCCATCGGCACCTTCCAATTGGACCGTCGATCCACTAACAATACCCGTACCGGTAGCCGTGAATACCTGGGTTGATGCGTCAAAGACCTCGGTCGTCCGGTAGTCGTAGATATAGACGGCACCGGCGGAGCTACCCCCCGTGGTCTCCTGTATCGCCCCCACGATAACCTTCGTCCCGTCCGTGTTCATGGCGACGGCGCCGTAGTACCCGCTACCGAAAGTGTCACTCGACCCCGCGTCTGTTGCCACAATCTTTGTACCCGTATCCCAAGACGAACCACTGTAGGTGAATATATAGGCGGCGCCGGCGTCTCCATACAGGCCGTCGACGTCCTCACCCTCCGCCCCCACGATAACCTTCGTCCCATCAGAGCTCATATAGACGCCCTTACCGAAATAGTCGTTAGCCTGTGCGTCCGGTGCCACAATCTTTGTACCCGTATCCCAAGACGAACCACTATAGGTGAAGATATAGGCGGCACCCGCCTGGTTGATGTGGTCTTCATAGGGCGCCCCCACGAGAACCCTCGTTCCGTCCGAGTTCATGGAGACGGCATAACCGAAATTGTCCTCCGCCTGTGCGTCTGCTGCCACAATCTTTGTACCTGTATCCCAAGACGAACCACTGTAGGTGAAGATATAGGCGGCACCGGCGTAGTTACCACCCGCGGCCTCTGAGTGCGCCCCCACGATAACCTTCGTCCCATCCCCGGATATGGCGACACCTTGACCGAACAGGTCCGACGCCTGTGCGTCCGGTGCCACAATCCTAACTTCTGAACCCCAAGACCCACCACTGTAGGTGTAGATATAGGCGGCACCGGCGTTGGTAGCTGCCGCGTCCTGATAGGGCGCCCCCACGATAACCTTGGTCCCATCAGAGCTCATTGAGACGATATGACCGAAATTGTCACCTCCGCTGTTCGTTGCTGCCTGAATCTTCGCTTCTTGGGACCACGACCCACTACTGTAGGTGTAGATATAGACGGCACCGGTGTTGTTGCCACCCTTGCCCTTCGCCCCCACGATAATCTTGGTCCCATCAGAGCTCATTGAGACGGAGTTGCCGAAACCGTCATTAGTCGCTGCGTCTGATGCCACAATCCTAACTTCTGAACCCCAAGACCCACCACTGTAGGTGTAGATATAGGCCGAACCGGTGTCGGTACCTCCCGTGTCATCGCCATACATTCCCACGATAGCCTTCGTCCCGTCCGAGTTCATGGCGACATCCGTACCGAAATAAGACCACGCCTGGGGAGACGACGCCTGAATCTTCGTACCTGTATTCCATCCAGCCGCAATCCCACCACTAGGAAGTGTGGTTAACGGTGAAATACCAGTGATCGTTGGTGGTTGGGCGATAGGGGCCCACCCCACCGCTGCGTACGCTTCCATGAACCCGGTTGTGGTGTTATACCGGATCGTACCCAAATCGGGGTACTCCGCCCTTTGCGCGGTCGTCCCGCCACCTATACTCGTACCACCCGTCCCTGTCACCACGAGGTCTCTAGACATAATACGACCAGAAACCTCTAATTCTGCCGTCGGTGAGATACTCATAGTAGCTCCCATACCACTGTGGGCTGTACAGAAATAGTAAAGTGTTGCGGGAGTATCTGTGGTGACCGCAAATGTTCTCGTGGCTGTACCCCCACCTCCGTACGTTCCCGAATTCGTTATACCCGTAGTATATTCGCTACCAGTGGCAGTTGTTGAAAATCTAAGTGGATGGGTCGCAAGAGTCGTACTAGATACGTCAAATATATACGTATGGTTTTGCTCTAATTGTAGAGAAGATTGCTGTACACCATTGATATAGTATTTATTAGCACCACTGGCATTCGATACTGTGAATACGAATGTCTTTGTGGCCGCCCGCCGTTTGTCAACACCTTTCCCCCCATCGACGGAGATGGATTCTGTGAAAAGATTCCAATCTTGGATGGCGACGTTGGAGCTGTTCCCCGCAGCCTTTGTGGTGACGAGGGCATACTTATTGAAGTCCTCGGGTGTATTGACTGAAATTGTTTGGACGTTTGAATTTGTCACTGGGTTACGATCCTTCCAGTATCCAATTTCTGTCCACGTAACACTATCATTTGTCGCGTAGATATTCGCCGAAGCAGGGAACTGTGCAGCTGTTAGAGGAGTCAATTTCATGTGTCTCAATCTGGATTTATACGGGAACTCGATAGCGAGCCAGTCACCAAACTGTGTAGGGTGGGTGTTTGAAAGTTGGGTAAGATTTGTTTCGTGGAACACGTTGGATCCACCGATGTATCCACCGGCGAGATCGCCACTCACCCAAGCGTTCGCAGTCCCATCAAATGCGTTGAATGTATTAGAGTTTGTAGCTAAGTTTGAAGTTGTGAGGGTGTACGGTCCAGTAGATACGTTTGAGAAGATATTCGAAGGAGGTTGTTCAGAAACCATAGTGAATTTATTCATGAAAGATCCACCAGAGTCTGTGAGTTCGCCAGTACTTTGATCATAGGTAACCAAGTTCGCAGCCACATCAGAAACCCTAAGGGTATCCACAAATACATTTGTATCAAACTTAAGTCGACCACCTATATCGATATTAGACGCAACATCTATACCCCTTTCTGCATCCGTAGAGATGAATGTACCCGCGGATTCAATATTAGAAACTGCAGAAACAGCGGTAATCACGTTAGAAAACCGCACGGGGCGTGTGACTACGTTACTCTCCGCGCAAACCTGATCTAAACCATGTGAAGCTGACACTGTAAAAACACCCAGATTTAAATTACTCGCGGAGACGTTACCATGAACAGTCAATACA